TCTTCTATAACATTTCGTGTCGGCATTCCCGGCGGTGCAGCATCTTTGCCGAATACTTCATTTCTTTTAGCCACGCTTAGTCTCCTAGTAAATTAGTCAAACTTGACAGATTAAGTTATTATCAATTATATAACAAAGTGTGTAAAATAAAAATGAGCACCGCATGGCGGTGCTCATCAAATAAAGAACAGGTGCTGCTACTGGTATATCAATATTGAAGAACGCAGTTATCAAACCTAACTGATAATGAAATCTCGGTTGGATCTTCAGCATCATAGCTTAGATCACCAAAGTTTGCATCAGTAAGGAAGCAACCCTTAAGATCCCAAAGTTCAACTACTGTACCAACTGGATCAAGCATCTTGATCTGACAATCACGCTTATAAAAATCAGCGTAACCGGCTCGACCTGAAACAGATTCATAGTGTGTACGAACCCACTCCATTACCTGCTGTGCACCAGAAGGTGCAATTGGGTCGTGCAGCGTCACTGTAATTGGATTAAATGTACCTTTACCCGCAAGATAGCGAGTAGAATTGATGAAATTAATTTGCTGTTCACCAATTGTAACCTGTGGGCGGGCTGCACCCTTCATTAGAAAAGCATCGATGCCCTCAATTGCAAATACCCATCTAAACTTGCGCTTAGGCTCAAATTTATTGGGCAGCATGTCCTGTACTGATAGGGTTTCAGCCATAGTAAGATTCTCCTGAAATCAGTCTAAATTTAATTATATCGCAGAGCATGTTTTTCATATTATTAAATCTCTGCGCCGGCGTTTGAGACCACAAAGTCAAGTGCGATAAACTCAACAGCACGAGTCGGCTGTAAGAATATCTTACCGCGAACTGTATTATTCTCAACATCAGCCTGTGTTGTAGTTGTTGTGTCAATAACGACCTTAAACCTATCAAGACCTTGCTGCTGTTGAATTGTTGTTAATATTGGATTTACAGAAGCTGAAAATCTTGCCAGTGTAGCCTCTCTATTTGGCTCAAACAAGATAGTATTAGCAACTGCCTTAACCTTTCTGCGGATATCAATCAACAATCTTCTAACATTCACTCTATCAAGTGAAGACTGAGCGGCTAGTAATGTCTTTTGTCCAAAGACAATTACACCTTCAGCCGTTGGGAAAGAAGTAATTGGATTAATATCAGCTTCGTATAGTGTGTCCAAGTTTGTTCTATTAAGCTTAACCTGCGACTCAAGCACACTCTTCATTGCCCCGCGGGAAAAACCAGCAGGAGCGAACCAGGGATGCGCAACCTTGTCATTTAGGCCAAATGCTCCAAGTACACCAACTGATGGTGGACAACGCACATTCGTGTTTGTAGCAGGGTCAGTTATAACAACATCTGGAAAATAAGCTGCAGCAAATGATGAATCAAGATTTCTGCCGTTAAAGTCTTCTGTTGTATTTGTTACACTAATCTTCATTGCTGACGATGTGACTACCGTATTAACAGAATCGCGCTCTTCAATGTCCATAATAAACATGGCATCAAATCTAGACTCTGTTTGATCGATCGCATGATCAGTAATATGTGTTTCTCTAATTCCAGGAATTGCAAGAAGCTGAATATCAACATCAGCCTTTTCGGCCATCACATCAATTGCTTTCTTGTATGCTGCGATTGTAGAATCTGCACTACCTTGCTGGTTTGAATCATCCATCTCACGCTTAGCAGCGTTATCAGTCAGCTTGTACTTATCTTCGTCAAGAATATTCAATCCATCAAATCCACCCTGTAAAAATACAGAGAACTTATAATACTTTTTAGATGGTAATGACCCAAAATCTTTTTTAACATTAAGAAAACGATAACCAGAAGCGCCTGGTGTAAGTTCACCATTACGACGATACTTTGCGTTATGCCACTGGTCTGCATCAACAACATCCTGGCTAGATTGTGTCTTAATCTGGACACGCTCTAATGTAAAGCGGTTGTTGTTAAATCTGTCAGAATCAAGAATTGCACCATTGACATCGGCTGCCCCTACGTTGTCACCAACCCATGGGTTTGTCCAGCTTGTATGGAATTTCGGGAAATACTTGCAATACTGTTGCAGTTGTGCATCATGCTTATCATTCTTGTTTGGCTCATCATAGTCATTATTAACTTCAAACTGAATGCCCCAGTAAAGATTGGTTGACGCACGTTGCTTGGGTGATGTGCCCAGTGAGATATTTCTTCTCATTGGAATTGGAGGCTGCACAATCCTTTGTGCCATATCACGCGGCATTAAAGAACCAGTAACTGCAGCAAATGCAGCCGACCCTGTACAGGAAGCTAACATCGAAGATCCAGAAGTGACAAGATGGTATGGACCCCTATAGCCGACTGGAAGCGCCTCAGCGTCCATCACACCATCTTTTACAGAATCAGCAACTTGAACTCTAATTAATCTGGAAGCATTTGGGTGTGCACCTTCAACAACTAGCTTCTGGCCAGTAGTCGACTTATCAAAATCATAGAAAATATGCTGATCACCAATTACACGACCAATATATCGATCATCGCTTGGATTTAAGCTTAGTTTCAAAAACTTTTCAAGCACAACTGGCTCATTGTCATAATCGTCAAACTTTCGAACGCTTAGATCAAATGTACCATACTCAACATTGTCGTTAGTAGACTTTACAATATTCTCAACTGATAGCTTAATAGCTGTTGTAGGCTTTTCGCCGTCATCAAGTGCATGAATCTTAAAGAGATCATAAACCTTTCCGCCAAAAGCCTGTGATGTGAACCATGGTGAACTAGCGCACCTGAATCTATCTTCAAAGCTTTCATAGTTCGGAGAGCCAGATGCGCCGCTATTGCGACCAGCCTCAGCGACTGCCTCAAGAGAAGATGCACCAGAACCTGTTACAAGTAGTGCAATCTCTTCATATCTGTTATCGCCGTTAACGGTAACACCACCGCCGCAAATACCCCAGAGTGAGGTATTGGTTGGACCGGAATCCTGGGAATAGTCCACCCCGCCGATCATACCGGAACCAGTTACAACTGCGTACGCAGCGTATACATCCCAATGTGCATATAGATAATGGCCTGCCTGCTCTGTCTTGGTAGCATCAGTATTAAGAATCTTAGAAATATAATTTTTAGCTGTAGGATTAAAAGATGCCGTAATCGCATTTGGATATAAAGACGTGTGCTTATGCCCATTAAGCAATACAACAAAATCAGTATTTCCAGCGGAGCCAATGTTAACTGACCCAACAGGCTGACCACCATCGTGACCTGCAATACTGTTTCCTTCAGCATAAAGTGAAGCTGTCTGTGCAAGTGATGTCGTGCCTGGATTACCAGACAGTGCAAGAATAACACCTGATGGGGCCATTAGTACACCGCGAAGAATGGGCATTGAGCCAGTATGCTGGTTTAACGCTGAGTTGGCCCGTGCGGCAGCATCGGCGCCGACAAAGTCCTGTTTGGAATTGGCGCCATTTCCAGGCTTAATTCCAGCGTCACCAAATGTATCTTGACCAAGACCGAAATGTGTGCCTACAACCCGTGGACCTGTGTCACCATAAGTTGCACCAGATGTACCAGACATAAGAACTGCTAAGAAGTATGTGCGCCCTAGTCCAGCACCAGTACCTGCTGACATGTCTCTTGCGTAATAGCTATCCGCCATGGCGCCATCGCCGTTGGCGTTGGTCTGGACGTTTTGCTGGCCCACAACAAATCCAGCGTTTGTTACTTTGCCCTGATTATCCCCTGAAGAGGTTCTACGCTTGGCATTTCCAATACCAAGGACACGGACGTATGTGCCCGCCCTACGATACTTCATCCATTCGTTGACTGCCAGCGGACCAAACTTTTCGCCGTCCGTAGCACCAAAGATTGAAACGAAATCTTGATATGTTGCAAATGTTACAGGAACAAAGGCCGGCCCACTATTTGCCGTGCCAATTATACCTGCCGGAATCCCTTGGGGTACTACCGCTGTTGGCCCTGAAAGATCAATCTCTCTGGTGCTAACACCTGCGCTTTTAAAGGTTAGTTCAGCCATTATATCCTGCTCCTACAGTACTTGCTGATTATACATATGCATTACTGGAAACTCACGCCAGTTGTATCTATAATAAAATCAATTGCGATAAATTCAATTGCCCTGGTTGGCACCACTACGATGCGACCGTTTAAGCGATTGTTGTTTCTGTCTTCCTCTGTATTGTTGGTGTCGTCCATAACAACTTTAAACTTTTCAATACCAGCCTGTGCTTGCACAAGTGCAAGAAGCGGTGTAACAGAGTTTATAAATTTTGCACGTGTGGCAGGAGTGTTTTGCTCAAACAGAATCTTGTTTGCCACACCAACAACTAGTCGCTTAACTTCAAGCAACATTCGACGAACATTAACACGGTCAAGTGCAGATTTTGACATCTGCAATGTTTTCTGACCAAATATTACAAACCCACCTTGTGGAAAGGTTGCAATTGGATTAATCCTGGCATCATATAGTGTGTCACGGTCGCCTTGTGAAAGCCGAACGTCAACGTTGGTAACAAAATCAAGTGCGCCTCGATTGAAACCAGCTGGAGCAAACCAGGGATAGGCAACCCTATCGTTATATGCTAGTGCACCAAGTGCCACAACAGATGACGGGACACGAAGCCTAAGATTGTTGATTGAATCTTCGATATATACATCAGGAAAATATGTCGCAACATAACTGTTATCAAGTGCTCTTGAATCAAACGACTCAGACGTTTCACGAGCGTCTGCCTTAGCGTCTACAACGATTGGTCCATCAGTGTACTTAGAATCATCATAGAGCCTTGCGCTGGATCCCGGTCCAGTTTCACCATAGTGCAATAGGTCCATCAAGTAGATTGCCTTAGAATAAGCTCGCGTGGCATCAGCTGCATGATCTGTAATGAATGCATCACGCATACCAGGCACAGCCAATATATTGATTCTTGTCACTGTCGGATCAGTCATCATACTGATTGCAGTCTTGAATGAGAAAACAGAGTTGTTATCAACACCTGAACCGCCAACGTGGCTGTCAAGTCCAATGTTTGGTGTTGATGAGCCAGCCAGGCCACCAAGGTCAGATGATGTTGCCCTATCAGACATTAAGTGGTTGTCTTTATCCAAAATGTTTAGCCCATCATGTCCACCGTAAAAGATTGTTGTGAATTTTGCATAATCACTAAATCTATTGAATATAGTCGAACTTGAATTCACCAGCGATGCCAGTGTAATTCTTTCATGACCTGCGCCAGAATCACTAACCTTGTAGTATTTGCCGTCTGGTGACGCATTTCTAATATAAGCCGCCTCAAGCATATGCTCACCAGCTGTTCCAGTTACTTGTGACACATTGTTATTATATAGTGCAACCTTTGCAAGTGAGAACTTGTTGTTATTAAACTGATCAGCACCTGAACCTGTTAACAAGTTATCCATCTTTGTGATACCTTGAAACTTTCCATAAGCACGAACCAATGGATTAATAAGCGATCCTGCATTAACCTGCAATGTAGCGCTGGCCAGTGATGCTGTCTTTGCAGTCCTGGTTGTCTTAACACCCCAATAATATCGCGAATCAACCTTCTCAGAGCCGCCGGTATTTCCAACCCAGGCTGATGTGGAGCTCACTGCGCCGCGTGTCTGCTTGAATCTAAATGGCAGCGGAGGTATAATGGAACCAGTAACATTGGCTGCGAATGCTGCCGTTGATAATCCAGCCGTCGGGACACCTGCGTAAAGACCTTCACCTTGGGTTGCCACAAGTCGTACACCAACAGCCTCGGCATCGCCGTATGCTACGCCATCAACTGTCAACGCAGTGTGTGAATCCGACAGTGTGTTCGTCGTCTTGAGTACCGGAATGCCCCTAAACCCAAACGGCATGGCAGCGTCAGGAACTTCGCCGTCATAAACTTTCTGGTTTATTACAACACGAACAAACTGTGAACGATTTGGATACTTGCCTGAAATAACTAAACGACGTTCAGCCTCAGTCTCTTGATCAAAATCATAAGCCAGCTTATAGTCACCAACTTTTGCAGCAACAAAACTGTCACTATTTGGATCAAGCGTGCACTGTGGAAACTCCTCAATAACCTGCTTGTTCATATCGGTGTCTTCAAAATTGCGAATCTGAACATCGAAAGTTGGAAAATCATACTTTGGATTGGTGGATGCTCGAAGGTTTGCAATCGATATCTTGTACTTGTCGTTTCCGTAAGCGCCATCGCTTAATGTCTCAAAATAGAACAAGCCAAACTCTGCTGTGCCAAACGGCTGAGAGATAATTTCTGTGGTCCGAGGTGTGGTATACCGCGAATCAAATCTACCGAATGCTGTCAAGTATGCCTGTGATGTTGGATTTCCACTTGATGTGTTCGCTGAACCTGAACAAATTACAACTGAACCTGACATATTGGATACAGTTGCAAGCTCATCTTCAACAGCAAAATCTAAGTAAAGAAGATGCTCTTTCTCCTGAAATTTCCATGGATCTGTATTAAGAATCTTGCCAACATAATTGGTATCACTTGGGTCAAGTGAGGCTGTAAATATCTGAATACCTGCTACGCCTTCATCTGTCCCAAACGTTTGGCCTGATGAAGAAGAAAGAATAAGCTTAAACTTCTTATACATCGCGTGTGTTGAAGCACCATCCTGAATCGTAGCAAAATCGTCGATATTTCCTGCGTCAGCGTATGCGTAGCCTTCAGCACCGGAATCACCCTCAGGCAGTGAGCCGCTGTTAACAAACCTATTATGATCAGTCACCATAAAGCGTGAGCCTGTCGGTGTCAACAAAACAGCTCGAACTAAGTTAACTTGCCCTGCTGCTGAAATGTTGGTGCTGTTGTTATCAGTAAAGATTGGAAAACCAACTATCTCACTGGCCGAGACGTAGTGCTGGGCGCACAAGAACTGCACTACGCCGGAATGGCGTCCAGTCGACGTTGGACCGGCATCATTGGACACCTGTGTTGGTCCAACTACAAAACCAGCGTTAGTTGCTGCTCCAGTATTCTCAATTGTAGTAATTTCTGCGGATGTATCTACAGAACCAGCCCCCAAAACGCGCATGAACGTTAAAGCAGTTTTATGCTTTAAAAATTCTCTAACTGCGTAAGGTGCATACCGGTCTCCAGAAAGCGATCCAAACTTTGTTTGAAAGTCTGCAAAGCTCCCGACAGTTACTGGTACGAAGGCAGGCCCTTTCTCGGCCGTGCCAATTACTCCTGCAGGTACTCCCTGCGGTCCCTGTTTCCTTGGTGCAAGGTCAATTTCTTGCTCGAAAAAACCAGGTGAACGAAAAGTTTGTTCAGCCATCGGACATATCTCCTTGAGCTATCGCCACTCTTTTGTAAGTATTATGCTTTAATCCAAACATGTTGCTCTCTTATGATCCTAAATTATCTAGTGTTGTCGTCATACCTTCTGAGTAGACAGTCTCACCCTTTCTTTGATTTCTTGTCTTTATTTTGATAACCTTCTGAACCTTTTCACCAGTAAATGGATCACGCTCAATACGAATAAACGTGACACCGGCTAATTTAGTTATTTCTGTTCCAATCATTGCCGTTGATGTCATTGGATCGACATCAGCAAGTCCTTTGTGCCCTGGATGTGATGCTATAGCTTCTTCATCTAATGTAGACAAGTCTTGCAAAACATGATCATTTGGGTCACCCGATCTTGGGCCGCCTCTATTTTGACCAAGCATAACTGCACTTGCACCAACAGACTCAAACGATATCTGAGGGGCTGAAATAAACCTACGTAATCCAGATTGTGAACCTGGAAACTTTGGATTCACAATGTACCCGGGTACCTGAACATTAAATGTGCATTTAACCAAACGCTCATCATCTGCAAAATTATCAAAATTATCGCCTGATGCTAAATTTGGGTCAACATATGCAACAAACCAATAACCCTTATTTGTTTCTATTCTAAATGTGCGACCGTGGTTGTGTGTGTATGTGCTCATTAACGCTGTTATCATATCATTTAACTGCTGTGTATACTGCGCCCAAAATGTGACCTCGTATGTTGCAGTATAAAATTTTGGAAATGGTATGGTAATGACTTCAAAAATATTGTTTGTTATATCAGGCTTTAATGAATATCCATTTCTAAAGTCTAGTTTTGTTGCTTCTGGAGCCCGACGAGAAGCAATTTTGCCAGGAAGTGATCCTGTTTTTGCAGATAGCAAGTGTGTTCCATGCACAACATCATCTTGGTTCTTTAAGGCAACTTTGTTAATAACTCTTTGATATCGTGCGTCTTCTTTAGCCAAACGCTTTTTAACAACCAAATCACCAGTATCTTGTCCTATGCCATATCCTTTACCGACATCCTGGGCAATTGCCGTGCGTGCTATAGAAATTAATGGTAAGATCAATGCACCAGATCGATCACGAAGCGGTTTCTTTCTACGAAGAACAGCGAAGCGCTCACCTGTTGCAAAAATAACTGGAATACTTTTAGTCTCTCCCTTTTGCTCATACTGAAGTGGGATTTGTTCATCAAACAAATTAAACAATGCACGATCAACATCTTCAACTGTACAGGAAGGAACGTCAAAATCATCAGGAATGTTATTGCCTTCGTGTCCTGTCGGCACTGCCCTTCCAACAGCCTTTTGCCTTGTGTATCTAGTAGCCATCAGCAATCATCTCCATAAAATGAAGATTCAACACCGGCAGTATCTGCTGTTTTAGATACTTCAACCGGCTTATTTGATATTGGCTTTTCAAGCTTACCGTCAGCAACTAGCTGGCGCTTATCGCCTGTTTCACCAAGTCGATTTCGCTCAAATCCGCGCTGCTGAACAAATGTATCCTGTACTGCGTCGGCATCGGCGTTTTTCTCGCCTGTTGGACCAATTGGTGTAATATTAATAAGGCCCTTTCTAGCCTGCTTGCCGGTAAGCTTTATGCCAGTAGGCCTCTCAATTTGTCCAAATATTTGTATAAGTCCAATAACAGAAGTAACTTCAAAAAATGTTTCACCATAACTAAAAAAGTCGCCCTCCTGTACTTGTATCTTTTTATCCAAAAGATCACGACTTTGAATTGAAACTGTTATAGTCTGAAATTCTTCATGCGCAAATCTATTTGTACGTACTTCTTCTGGTGCCCACTCAACTAATGCATCTATCTCAATAGGCGGATCGAATATTTTGTCTGTTGCCTCTTCGTATACATCGTGCACATCAGTCAAGTCTTCCCGAACTCGATAGTAGTATATCTTTTGCCCTATAACATCTTTGACAATTTCTTTTGTCATATCAGCTATAAAGTCAATTTCACGGGGTGTAATAAATAATCTTGCCAAAGTTAGTCTCTTATTATCCTATCACGATTGCTTTCCCGTTAGGGATAGGCACCAGTAATAGAAGCTTTCTAAGATTCTCTGCTTCGGCTGCCTGTGTTTCTATTAATTTGCTGTATGTAACATTCTCTAGCATTTCTTTTAATTCAGTTTTTAATTTTTCTTTTTCTTCTCGACCCTGTGTAACAAGATCCGTACCATTAAGCTGCAAATCGCCACCAGGTATTGGAACAGCACTAAATTTTGATCGAACTAGCCCAAGTAATTCTTTTGCGCCGCCAAGTGTATATTGCCTTACCCATTGATGCCCCATACTATTAATTTTATTAAATTCTAAAACGCCAAATGGAACATTGGACAAGTTTGATACACCATCAATAGTCTCGTCCCTATACGCAGGATCAAATGGATTAGGCGTAAAACCTACCCTAATCCAAAGTTTTTTAGGCACTTCTGCAGATGGCTGTGGGAATATTCTAATGTTGGTACCAGCAGTTTCATAACTATAATTGGAGCGACGGACACGGTTTGACATATCCATTTGCCCACCGCGAAGAACATCTTCAAAAATTGGTAATACATAAAAAACTGTTTCTGGTGTAAAAGACTCGAATACAAATTCATTATTTAAATAATTGATTGCCGATGTTGTATCAAAAAATCTATATGCAGCCTGTGGATTAAAATGAAATACTTCTAGAATCTTTAGGCGGGATCTTGAGTGACCAGAATTGGTACCAGTAGACGCGTTTTGGCTAGAAGAAAATATTAAGTTTCCTGAGCCATCTTTAAGATTCTCATATATGTCATAATCCTGCACACCTTTGGATAGCTGAATTGAGCCTGACATTGTGTTAAATGACCCACCAAATCCAGCCTCAGCTGCGTATGGCTCAGCTCGGCGTAATAAAAATTCAAAATTTCCACGAGGTAACCTATTTTGGGAACCTGAAAGTGTACTTCCTGTAGGGTAACCCATCAATGTTAATAGGTCAGAGCGCGCCTGGTATTGGTTTATAATAGAACCATATTCGCAAAATGATTCTTCAAAACAAGCCCAAATTTGTTTTTTAGTTAACTCAACTGACAGTATATCATCGCCAAGCTTGCGCTTAACAAAAGTTACCATCTTATCAGCTTCAGATTGAAACGCGCTATTTTCATCAAAAAACCCAAACGGTGTTGGACTTAGTGTGTTGGCAAATGTTGCCATTTAAGCACTCCCCTTACTAGGACCTGTACTTAAATATGCTTCAAAAAGCCAACATACTTTTGTGATAGCGCAGGTTGCTGGACGTGTGTTATGTAAACTTTACACACTAAAGAACATAGCAACAAGCTAATTTATTTTAATTTAATCCGCCAAATATTGTTAGTGCAATTAAACCAGGAATCTTATCGTTCAAATATACACCTGAAAACAATGTATCTGCTCGGCCACCAACATACGCGCTAGCTGCTTCAAGGCGGTTGCTAATATCAGGATCAGCAGCCATAGCAGAAGTAACTAGTAACAGTAAAACACCAGTTGCTGGATTACCAGTAGGCGCTGGGCATGCTGATCCACGCAGGCACCCTTGGAAAACAGACGCTCCTAAATCGCGGCCGGATGGATCTTTAATAACTGTGCTGCCTATGAATATTCTACCAGGTACTCGAAGACATCTTTCAAGATCGTTTGAATCAAATGCTGAAATATCTGAACTCATTGATGCCAGCTTAAGCACCTGGTGTAGCAATTTTGCAAAGGCCATATTTGCAGCTGGATACATATTCAACATTCCAACCTTGCCACGAAGAAGCTGCAATTGCCTCTCATTATCTATTACAATATGTGGATGGTCGCTAACGTCATCTAAAAGTGTCTCATAATTATTCTTAATTGCTGGATTTAAAAGCTCTTGTGCCGATGGCTTGGAGACTATATATACAACACTACCTTCACCTTCAAGTGACTTAAGATATCGTTCAAAGGCACCATGAAGAATATTGCAGGCAGAACCTGTGCCACCACCGCCGCCAGCCAAAACAAACAGCCAATCTAGCTTTCCTAAACGGCTTCGACATGCATCCTCAACAAGCGCGCTGTTCTCGCCAAGCACTTTTTTACCAAGTGCAACATCTTTTCCAACACCATCTGAACCAGGTATTTGTAAAAAATGAGCTGGATCAATGCCTGCCGGCTGATCTTTATCAGTTGTATTAACCAATAGTGACTTATTGAAGCCCAGATCTAAAAATGATTTTGCTAACTTGCCGCCGCCACCGCCGACACCTACAAACCCGCAGCGTAGTGCGGAAGCTGCTGTGTTATCAGGAAGCAGTCTGTCATCGACTATAACAGTCTCGTCCATGCCACCGACAAATCCCCAATCATCTTCTTCAGGATTGATGTATGTATCATCAGGATTCTGTTTGTCTTTTTGACTCATGTTTTCCTCTTCAAAATTGTCTGGGCCCTTTAATGTATTGGGGGTACTAAATTTTTTTAAATTATTTACGGTACTTGCCATATCATTATCACTAATCATACAGCATATACAAAACCAAGTAAACTTGCTCTATTATACATATGCTCTACAAACAAAAAGAGGGCAGCGAACTGCCCTCTTTAAAATTATCGAAATACTAATTTTATCAATTAGCAATTAATTTTATGATAAGTTAATAGAACCGACGTTTGCAGCCAGGCCATCAACAACATTAGATGCGAACCATGCAATACCTGCAGTCGTTGAAACACAAGTAACGGTAAACTGTGAGCCAATTACAGCTGCAGCCTTAAACCCAATATTGTCATAAGCTTGACCAATTGCAGAGTTGTTACCGGCACCATCTGGCTTACATGCAACAATCTTGTAGGTTCCACCGGCATAAACATTAAAAATCTGTCCAGCTGTTCCTGTCAAAATGAATGTATATGTCACACCAAGAGTATTAGCATCCGGCGTGGGAAGATTAATAGTCTGAGTACCACTGGTTAAAGCTGGAATAAGCAGAATTTTTCCTGACTCATCAGCAACAAGTGCCACTCTAATTGTGGTGGCAGATGCTTGGTCCTCACAAAGCTGAACAGGGACACGTAGACCAACGACACCGATGCCGCCTGTCTGATACAAACCTTGTGCGGCTGTATATTTTACTTTAGGCATAATTTTTCTCCTTTAAAAGAATTATAATTGTCCACATGCTTCCGGTGCGAGCGTGTGGGGTCCGCTATTATGCATGCACCAGGCTTAACCTTAAGTATATGGCCAGTGCCTAATTTTCTTTAACTAAACCAGCTGTTTTTAACTGTCGTCGGGTGCCATGGTATCCTTCCCGAAATTCAGTTTTAAACTCATGATCCAATATAGCAATCAAAGCGTCTAATTTTTCTTCTATGCGCTTTACATCGGTAGCAACGCTCGCAGCAGTCACACGAGGTGCCTTATTTTTTTCATTAGTTGCCATTTAAGCCTCCAAATAGCTATGGAAATTTATTAACAATTAATTGATTCGTAAATGTTTAATTTACGAATTTCATTGCCCAAGCAAAAACTGCCATACCAAATTGAACCACTGCGAATACTGTCACAGCCTTTGTTTTAAATAGCTTAAGATCTTCTACTTCTTTAACTAAGCCTTGCAATTGAGTAGGCGATGCAACTTCATCAATTTTTTCTTTCCACACTTTAAGATCGTCGACACGATCTTCTCTTTCTCGCATTCGTGCAATTTCTTGCTTAAGTTCTTGAATTTCTGCATTCAAAGACTGAATACTTGAAGCCAGCATTTCAAGTTGGTTTAAGACTAAGCGTGAATATTCGTTCCAGTCAGATTTATCTTCTGCCATGCTGTGACTCCCCTGCATGTAAGTATTAAGAGTTTCTAGACGTTTTAGTATCTATATTAAGGTACCCTAAAATACCTTGAAGCTTATCTCTGCAATTACTTAAGTCAAAATTAGAAGAAAAAAACATGCCATGAAGCTCAATTAATTCATTAACTGTTTTTTCACGCTCGACGCATGCAGCATCTAGCCACGTTTTTTCTTGTTCGCACAATTTTTCTCTTAATGTACGAAGCTTATCTATTGAAACTTGATCATCACATTTTGACATTTTGCTCACTCACGAAACATATACAAAATAACATACACAAAACAGCCACAGCTAAAACATAACTATTGGTTAAATACAAAAAAAACTGGAACCCATTGGATTCCAGAAAAATAATTTTATATTTTAAGAATTAACTAGCTTCTTCAAAGTCAGCATCAATTATATCTTCAGACGCTGAGGTTTTAGATGACATAT